CAAAAGGCTATTCAGTTCTTTCAAGAAAATATCTTTGTCGAAATTCATTGAAAATTTGATGCCATTTACTTTTACCCTCAAGTGTGCCACCATGACTCGTGGTTGGTTTTCAGATATCTTGAACGTGCATCACGCTGACGAGGATCACCCCACTATCATTGACTGGGCAGAAAAGAGGAGGGTGCTTCTATCCGGGAGCCAAGATCCCTTCACCAGATGGATCTATCCAAGCTCAGCAAACTGCACTCACGGCTCCTTTTCCCCTTTTTTTGGCTTTGATGTGATCGCAACAACACAAGCTCTCTGCTCCTTCGTGGCAGGCAATATCTTTTACTTGCTGGGCCTACATGCAACTCAACAGTTGCTCCGCAAATTAGGCAGCAGAATTGATCATACCCTGCTGACTGATTCGCTAGAAAATGTCAATGGCAAGAAGTCGCTCAGCAAATTACTACTTGAAGCGATTACATGCCTGCACTCGGAAGGGCACAGTAATACGCTAATACTGTTCCTGCACACCTTGTGCATGAGTGAAAGGAGGAGAGTAAATGACATGAGACGAACAGCCCCCCTAATGCTCACATTGGCTAGTGATTCCGTCAACCCACACTTCACTGAGGTTAAGGAAAAGATGGCCTTAACATTTGATCTTATCAGACGCTGCGGGCTAGTTACGGATCATCTTAGTTGCACCCACCGGTTGTGCCCTTACTCTGAAAGGGTGACCATCTTTGAAACTGTTGGCACAGCTGGCTCTCCAGCTATTGAAAATGCCCAAAGGGATTTAAAGCCGACAGCTAGCAGTGATGCAGGCGTCAAGACCATCACTTTCAGCTCTTTCCCTGAGAGAAAATTTGCAGACATTTACAAAGATATGGCTGAACTATTTCCTGACTCAACAGACTGCGAGATCAGCCGAGTTCAACATGTTGAGGATTTTCCAGGGCTCGCCATGAATTCCTGCTTTATTTCATCTGTTCAAGATAGCGAGCAATGCGAGTTATCCCTGTTCGATGTACCTGCAAATGGTGATTGCTTCTGGTACGCAGTCTCGCATATACTGGGCGAAGATGCTCTCACTCTCAAAGCCAGGGTTTGTGAAATGATCCACAGCGAGCTGGTCACTTGTGATATTTCTGCTCTCGAACTTCAAGCACGCGATAAAGAATACGCCGCAATCGAAATCATAACTCTGTTTTGCAGCTCCATGAATGTGCAATTAACCATACGCTGCGTTGGTTTGGATAACACAGTGAGTTGGAGCAAAATTAGACCTGCTGGCACCTCTGAGTCAACTCTCAGCTCTGGTTACCTAAATTTGGATATGGTTAATGCTCATTACAACATAGCAATGCCTAAAGCTGGATGTGTCATCAGGGCTATCGCTGAAAGCTTAAAAACCAACCCAGCAAAGATTTTGAGCATTTTAACCATCAATTGCTCACCTGATTTAACTTCCGAGCTGAGAAGCGGTTTGGGGATCCAAAGGCACAATCTTGAAGAAATTTTTAAACACTTTGATATTTGTGCACACATCAGCGGTGACGGCACGTCATACATTCTAAATGAAAGTGGAAGTCTACACTTCTCCTTTTCTCTGACTGATGACCATATGGTTTTCAACAACAGGGTCGATCAATCATCTATCGTCACTGATCTGCGGAATACAAAACCAGGATCAATAATTCCAGAGTCAGAGTACAAGAAATTTGCCTCCAAGTATGCTAATACAGTTAGTTTCGAACCATCTTATGAACGGGCTTTAAAGTTGCAGGAGTCACTTCTGCGCGGGCAGACTGGAGTGCTTAACTCAAAAATTTTGTACGGTCAGAAGGCTTGGCTCGAGAATAAAGAGAAGTTGAGATTAGGAGCAACTAACATTGAGGTGATTGTTGGAGTCTTTGGTTCCGGTAAGAGTTACAACGTGACTCAACTTATCAAGAGTAATATCAACCTGAGGAATGTCGTCATCAGCCCTAGAAAACAACTCAAAAATCAATTAATTGAAAATCTAGGCCTGGCTTCAGGTAGAAAGAAGGGGGCGAATGTGCTCACTGAAGTCTTCACATTTGAGGTGGCGTTAAAGAAGAGTAAACTGCTACGGAACAGCAGGATATTCATAGATGAGACTCAACTTCTTCCTCCTGGTTACATTGATTTAATCTGCCTCATAAGTGGGCAGTCATCCAGCATTTTGGTGATGGGAGATCCTGCACAAAGCTCTTATGATTCAGCAGACGATAGAGCTGTGTTTCACATGGATGAGGGCAATCTTGATGTGGTGCTTAAAGATAAAAAGTACACATACTTGATAGAAAGCAAGCGATTTAAGAATCCCATGTTCAATGGTAGATTACCCTGCCTTATTGATGAATCGCGTCTTACCATGCCTACTACAAGCTGGGCAGAATTCTCAAGCTTCGAGGATATGAAGAAAGACAGAGTCTTCTCAAATGTTAATGCAGTCCTTGTCAGCGCATTCGCTGAGAAGAAGGTGGTGGGAGTGGCTTTGCGCGACAAGATCCCTGCTTACACCTTTGGTGAATCCACCGGTTTAACTTTTGATAATGTGGCCATTGTCCTTTCCCAGGATAGCATGCACGTGGAAGAGAAAAGATGGTTGGTTGCTCTCTCAAGAGCAAGAGAATCTATCTGCTTCATTAATTTAAGCGGCTCAAGCTTGCTCGAATTTGTGCAGGCAATGCATCCAAGCTTTCTGTCACGTTTCTTGACAACTAAAGCTAGCACTGATGATCTCAGGGCAATCTTACCAGGCAACCCTTCTTTTTCAAAGGTGGTGACTAGAATAGGGAGTGATGAGGTTGATAGAGAGGATCGCTTGGAAGGCGATCCATGGTTGAAAGGTCGGTTATTCCTCGGGGAGAGAACTGAGGTCCCTAAAGTTGAAATTCCTGAAATTGAGGTGCCAAGCAGAACCATAAAAGTGCATTGCCCTGTTGAACTAGAATCTACAATATTGGCATTCACTAGCCATAAGATCAAAGCCAAGGAGCATAGGGAGAAAAGGCTAGAAAATTTGGTGACAGATCAATTTCCTGAGGAGCACAAACAGATTGTTGGTGCAAAGGTGTTAACAAACGCGGCAGAAAGATTTTCTGCTATTTACCCCCACCATAAAGCGAATGATACTGCAACATTCCTCATGGCTGCACGGAAAAGGTTAGTTTTCTCTACCCCTGACGTTGAGGGTGCCAAGTTACGCGCAGCTCTACCATACGGAGAAACCATGCTTAGGGTGTTTTTAGATCATGTGCGTTTGGATAACTCATGGGATCAATCATTGTTTAATGACGCACTGGCTGAATTTGAGGAAAAGAAGTTGCAAAAAAGTAAAGCAACTATTGAAAATCACAGTTCGAGATCTGACCCAGAGTGGGAACAGGAAAGAGTGTTACTATTTATGAAGAGCCAAACGTGCACCAAATTTGACAATAGGTTTAGGGATGCTAAAGCTGGACAAACTCTCGCTTGTTTCCAGCATGATGTTCTCTGCAACTTAGCTCCCTGGATAAGGTATATTGAGAAGAAGGTGGTCAAGGCATTGCCACAGAGATACTACATTCATTCAGGGAAGAATTTTGATGATTTGCAAGAATGGGTGCTAAAGAGTAATTTCTCAGGGGAGTGCACAGAATCAGATTACGAGGCATTCGACTCCTCACAGGATGCCACCATTCTGGCCTTTGAGATTGCATTGATGAAGTATCTTAGGTTTCCCACATCATTCATATCCTATTACAAGTACTTGAAAATGAACTCTAGAAGTAAGCTGGGGGATATGGCAGTGATGAGATTTACTGGGGAAGCCGCAACCTTCCTGTTCAACACTTTAGCTAACATGGTATTTACCTTCATGCGCTATGATGTCGGCAGGTACACATGCATTGCCTTCGCAGGAGATGATATGTGTGCCAACAAGAGAATGAGGGTATCAAGCAAGTTTGATTCAATTTTAAATAGGCTCAAGCTCAAAGCCAAAGTCGCTTTCACACAGGCACCAACTTTTTGTGGTTGGTGCTTGCTTGGATGTGGCATTTACAAACGACCCCAGTTGGTCTCAGACAGATTAAGAATTGCTATAGAGGAAGGAAATCTCAGGAATTGCATTGACAATTACGCTATAGAAATTTCCTATGCCTATAATTTAAGTGAGAGGCTGGACTCAATAATGTCTGAAGAAGAACTGATTTGTCATTTTGACTGTGTTAGAACAATCGTGAAAAACAAGCATCTTTGCAAAAGCGATATTTCAGAACTCTTTTCTGGATCAATGATTTGCCCAAGCCCTGAAAGATTGTATAATGGAGTACATTGATGGTGAGCTGACTTTTGCCCTGTTTACCCGCACTAACTTACCTCTAACCTCCCCCATTGTTGTGCACGGTGTTCCTGGTTGTGGAAAATCAAGGTTAATCAAAAATTTGGTACGCAAGTATCACTTCTCTGCGCAAACTTTTGGGGAACCTTCTGAACCTGACTTGGAAGGTGTCGGTATTCAATCTTATTCAGGTGTGTTGGCTGAAGGTTTCAATTTGCTGGACGAATACTTGAGCGGCGAGAGTGAATTGGAGTTCGACGTAATCTTTTCTGATCCCCATCAAAATTGCAGGCTTGCTCGCAGAGCCCATTACACTTGCAATATAACAAGGCGCTTTGGCGAAGAAATCTGCGCCTTCCTGAGGTCACTTAGTTTCGACATTGTGAGTGCTTGCCCTCACCCTTCATCTTTGGTTGTGGAAAACATTTTCAACGGTACCATCGAGGGGCAGGTTATTGCTTTTGAAAAACCTGTGGTTGAATTATTGCAGAGGCATAATTGTCCATTTGTTCACCTTTGTGACTGTCGCGGTTCTCAGTTTGAAGTTGTGACTTTCGTGACTAGCTCACGGGATCTGCAGACCATTGTGGGAGCAAACTTGTACATCAGCTTAACTCGCGCGACCCACAAGCTAAAAATTCTTAAGCCCGATGAGTTTGAGTAGGCCAGCCGACTACAGTTCCTCTGCTTTGAGTGTCGCCCTAGGCTGCGGAATCGGGATCTGCATTTTTCTGTTGAAGCAAAATCACTCTCCTTTTTCAGGGGACAGTTCACACGCACTTCCGCACGGGGGTTGCTATCGTGACGGTACAAAACAGGTATTCTACAATAGGCCTAAAGCGGGGGTGAATCCAGAAGGTTTGACCAAATCAGTTGCTTTCCTACTTTGCCTCATTCTGCCATTGGTGATTTATGCTTCAAGTAAACGTAATTCTGGGGGCACTGCTAATTGTGCTAGCTGCAATTCTGTTCATGCAGCAGGGTACAACCGACGTTAGTTGTGTAATTGAAG